TGTAGGTTTTTGTAGCACATACCGTTTCTTAGGCATGGCTTTGATTTGTTTCTTAGCTTTTGTCATTTTACTCCTCCGGCCACCTTAGTTTAACGTCTTTACGGACACCATATAGTTTATAGTCAATTTCGGACTTATATTAGTTTAACGTCATCCCGGACGTGGGTTTTCATTAGCAGAATAGATATTTCTTCTTCTTCTTACTTTTGAACATTTTGTATCTAAGAAAAGTTCTCTTAGGGTAAGGGTTATAGATACGATTAAGATTATCGTTTACATCATCAAGAGGTACCGCACCGGCGTAACTCGGATGCTCTGTAATCCCCACTGGCGTGTCCGAAACTTTATAATCTTTCTCGCCTATAGGCTCTATCCGTCTTTTAAAAACTGATCGAACCCCTCCCACTCCTACTTGAGCTTTACTTAAATCGACACTATCTATATAATCTTGAGTGATTCTATTTCTGGATGTGTTAACATCATAAGGATTGTAAATTACGGTCTTGTCCGTTTGTTTAACAACCTTAGGTTGTTTGTGCTCAGGATGATTAAAATCGAATAACTTGTTAAGTAATTCCATTTTGTCTTCTTTTACACCACCACCACCCGAATCGATTCGGTTGCCATTACCTAATACTAAAAGACCCGCAAGCCGGGGAACGAAACCACCAAGCTTAAAAGCCCTATCAGCATAGACGTAATCTGCAAAACCTCTGTTCGACTCATCCTCATTAAGAGCATACATCGTGTCATGATCGCGCGAAAACGCGTCAAGCATGCTATTAGGTTCTGTTTGACCAAAAGCCACACTTTCTTGAAATTTACCATCACTTAAATAAGGACCAGTATAATTCTCTTGGAAATATGGTATTGACCAATTTCTCCTACTTGACATGTTTTACGCCGACCACCACCCTCAAAATTTTAACAAAACAAACATATATAAACACTTAATTTAGCATATACAACTAATTTCCTACGGCAAAAGTTTAACGTCAGGACCGACGAACTAAGTGTTTAAATAAAGCAACCTTCTAACCCCTTGTTCTTATACTGCAAGGCCATTTGGCTCTTACGTAAATGAACAGGGAATTTATCAGGGTACTCTTTTCGCAGCATGCAAAATAACTCATCAAATAACCTAAAACGCTTAGTATCCCAAACATAATTTGTCATATGAGAGCTTAAAGCCATAGCTAAATCATCAAGTTTTGTGGTACTCAGATTTTCTATGTGCTTCGTAAATCGCACTGGCACAAAGGTCCAGAATAACTGGTTATGAGATATTACATTTCCAAAGAATTCGACTTCTTTCATCGTTTTGTGTTTCTTCAACTCAATAACGAATCCGAATTGTTTTGCTACAGCGACATACTTTTCAACGTCGAACCCCACCGGAAAAGATTGAATTATGTCGTCTCCCCCGCACACCATTATGTGTGCCTTTGAGAGCAACTCCTTTGTATCTATTCCCATGCGGACTTTGAACAAAATGTCAGAGACAAGCTGGGCTAAACTATTTACGAATATGGTCAACAACCATCCGCTTTTCATTATGCCTTTGTATCCGCTCTTGA